TTTGATCTGTTCACCGCGCACGAACTTCACATGGCCCTTGGTGGCGAGCACATGCAGGCGTTCACGGATGCTGGTCTGGCCTCCAAGGCTGCCCTTGTTCTCGAAGCTGGCCGCGAACTGGCTGAGCGTGAACATCTTTCCCTGTTCAGCCTGCTCACTGATCATATGGACGATAATACCACCCTTTCGATCCCGTTCAGCGTCGTGTTTTGCGCCAGCTTCTTGGCGTACAAGCCGCTCGTTCATCGGGTTGATCTCGGTCCATTCGCCGCCAACCTTGTCGATCAGTTTGGGCGCCAGCGCCGGTCCGTTGCGCAGCTCGATCTCCAGCTTGCGCTGTGGGTTTTCCTCATCAGGTCGGTGCAGGATCAGGCCAGAGGTGTAGAAGCCGCGCAGGGCACTGGCACCTGACAGGGCCAGAAACGGGTCATCCTTGACCTGCTGCTTGCTGAGTTTCTTGGTATGGTGCGCGAGGATCACACCGCAGTCAGGATTGATGTGATCGCGCAGAACCTCGACCCGCTCCTTGAGAAAGAACATCATCGCGGTGTTATCGTTTTCCCCACCACCATCAGCTCCGCCGTCAAAGAGGTTGCGGATCGGATCGATGCAGATGATGTCGACCGGCTCGGCCGGGAATGCCCGCCGGATAGCCTGGGCGACACGGACGCTGCCCTCGACATCAAGCAGGATGTTCAGCTTTGGCGTGGCCACCAGATTGTCCCGCGCACCTGTCAGGACCTCTTTCGGCAGGGAGATCTGCTTCATGCGCTCGCGCAGATAGTGGTACTGGATTTCGGCCTGCAGGTAGAACACGCGCAGCGGTCGCGGCGGTGTGAAGTCGAGAAACGGCACGCCCGCCGCCATGTGCACCAGCCAGGAGATCAGCAGATCGCTTTTCCCGACCTTGGGCGCGCCACCCAGTACCAGCAGCCCACCCGGCGTCAGAACGCGCGGTGCGATGATATCGGCGGGCATCGGGCTGTCATCGTCCAGCATCGCGCCAAGCGTGAAGGCGGGCATCTCATTGGGCGCAGGGGCTGCGCTGTCGAGGCGGATGAGCGGCGGTCCATACTTTTCGACATGGCGGGCCCAGAGCCGTTCGGACTCGCGCTTGAGTCGCTCCACCGTCCATTGTGGCCGCAGCATGGCCGCGTTGTAGCCGCAGATGCCCTCCCAGCCTTCATCCTTGGACATCCGGCCCTCATGGACCATTCGAATGAAATACCCGATGGCGGCCGAGGCCCCCTCAAAGCGCGACCAGTCGTCCTGCGCACTCTCGCGCACAGGGGTGACCAGTACATCATCGACGGCGGGCTTGTCGGACGCGGCAAAGTCGGGCTGCAACGACACGCCCGGTGCGGGCGGCATGTCGGTGACGGCTTCGGTGAACTCGCCCAGATCGCGTTCGAGATCCGCGTTAAGCGTGACGATGCGTACCTGCGTCTTGAGGCTGTTCTTGTAATAGACCGAGCCCGCGACCCGGATCGGCTGATGCGCCGAGCGGAAATGCATATCCCCGCCGACCTTGGCGGCAATGTCGCCGCGGATACGGGTTACGCGCGCGATGTCGCTGCCCTCTGCAGGCTCGGTGAGTTTCCACCAGACATGCGCCTTGTGCTGTCCCTCTGGCGTCACCCCGCCGCTTTCGACCACCATCGTGGGTGGGCCGAGATGACGCTCGAGATGCGCCCGCTTGGCGGCAATATCGCCGGTGTCGATATCGACAACCACAGCCTGCATCTGCTGAATGTCAGCCGCCTTGGCCTGTCCTTGCTCGGCGACAGTACCGGGGATGACATAGACGGCAGCACCCTCTCGCGCGGCCCAATTGGCAAAGGTGGTCATCTTGGCGGTGACAGTCTCACCGGCATCGATCCAGATGTTATGCGGGCGGCCATCAAAGCCCTGGCCCTTGTCGATGAAGCTGCGGACCGGGATCAGGCCGTCGCAATAGCCGAACACCACCTCCATGAACTGGGCGATCTGCTCGGGGTCCGGCTCGTCGCCGAACACATCGATCTGTGGGGCTGCGTCGTTGAAGTCCCGCCACGGGTTGAAATGGACGAGGTTTTCCTTGGGCGCATCCGGCGTAGTATCGTTTCCGTCATTGCGATCATCATCTTGGGCCATGTCGGCTTCCTTCCTATGGTCATCTGTGTCAGGCGGGTCCTTTGGGGCATCCGTCATGTCGGCAGCCCCCAACACCGCTCTGCCCAAGAGCAAAACCGGCATTCGAAAAAGTCGCGATTTGCGGCCACGCGCGGCAGCAACTCGCCCGCGCCGGTGGCTTGCAGGATACGAACGCCGCGGTCGGACATCCGCTGCGCGAGGTCGGCGTCGAAGGGCACCAGCTCGTGGTGCAGCTCGGCGGTGTCCTTGTTGATGGCGGTGAACACCGCGGGGGCAGCGCTGATGCCCGGCACGCTTGCTTCCATGTAGGCCTGGTAGACGGCGATCTGGGCGGCGTAGACGGGCTTGGATTTGGTCACCCCGTCCTTGACGCAGGCGCGCCAGTTCTTGGCGTTCATGGTCTTGCATTCCCAGAGTGCGGGGACGGCGAGGCCGAAGCCTTCCGGCCCGGCGGCAAAGATGCCATCGACATGACCGCGAATGCGCCCGCCCGCGACAGAGAACCCGAACTGGCCACCGTCAGGACGATTACCTCTCTGCGTATAGATCTCGAACCCCGCGCCGCGCAGCCAGCGGATGGCGAGGTCTTCCAGCTCGTGCCCAATGGCGAAGATGCGCAGCAGCTGGCCGGAGAAGTCCTGCCCCTCGTCCTTGGGCGTGTGTGTGAACTCGAACTGCAGGGCGCGTTCGCATGCGTGGCCAAGCCGCGAGCCACCAAGGTAATCACGGGGTGTCCTTGCCGCGTTCTCAGCGGTCAGGGCCGCATCAATGGTCTCGTTGACGCGCTCGGCGAAGCTGGCTTTGTGATTGTAATCCAGCATCAGAAGGGCACCTCCTGAGACTTCGCGATGCGCGACATCTCGGCGCCATAGCCTTCCAGCGCTTCCTCGATCAGGGCTGTGACATCGGTTTCGGTGAGATCGCGCAGCCGTTTGTCCCAGCCGATCTGGTCCATCGTCTGACCCAGCCGCTTCATCACCAGCGCGATGGCGAGGCGTTCTTCGTCGGTCGTTCCCTGCATGGTCAGTCCTTTTCTGTGGCGCATGGCGAAGAACCCCTGGCAGAGCATCGAGCAGAACCAGCGGTATTCACGCGGGCGCGGTTTATCGGGGTTAAAGAAGCCGAGGCCCTGCGCGGGGCGTAGGCAGACGGCACATGGCATGAAACGTGGGTGCCAGAGGCGATCATCAAAGCCCGGGCGATCCGCAGCCTCTGTGGGCGGGGATGCGATTTGCGCGACATGGCTCATGCGGCCTCCCGCGCAGTTGGGGCCGCGCTGGTGATCAACCCGCGAATGGCGCGCTTGTTGAACCCGAAGGTCATCAACGCCGAGGCCTTGTAGCGGGTCAGGCCAAAATCGCTGCGCGCCGCAGGTGAGAGGTATTGCAGCTGCTTTTCCGTGGCGGGCTGGTTCAGCCAGGCGCGCGTCTTGAAGGCGCTTTCGTCGGTCTCGTGGTCATTCAGCCAGTCATCAGCCTGCGCGAGGCACACGCTGCGCTCGCCGATCCCCAGAAGCTGGGGCTGCACCCCGCGTGCACCGCCGACACCGTACCAGAGGCCCTCCAGCCAGAAGATCCCGCCCCAGGCCGAAAAGCCCGTCGCCAGAAGCGCATCCTCTGTGTCGAAAAGATCGACCCACTCAAAGCTTGAGCGTTTCAGCAGATCGATTTCCGTCATCAGGAAGCTGGAAAGCGCACCGCCGAGAGCCTCTTCAATGGTTTCACCCTCATCCTCGACCAAGACCTCGCCGCAGATCGGGCATTCGCGCGATGCCAGCGGAATATCGGCTTTGCAGGACGGGCAGATCTTCGAGGGCGCCTCACCGCTGGTGGTCTTGCCCTTCAGATCGACGTCCTGCTCCAGCGTGCCGTGGGTCAGGCTCGAGGTGCCAAAATCCAGCACCACGCAATCGGTCTTGACCACGCCCGGGTGCTCGGCGGGATCAACCGTGCGCAGGCCGCGCCCAGCCATCTGGATCATGGTGGATTTGTAAGAACTGGGGCGAAGCAGCACGACGCAGGAGGTGGGCGGGTGGTCCCAGCCTTCCGTGAGCACCGCCACGTTAGTGATGACGCGGATTTCGCCGCAGGCAAAGGCAGCCAGGATGTTGCGGCGTTCCTCGCCGGGCAGATCACCGTGGATCAGACCGGTCGGAATGCCTGCCGCGTTGAAGGCCTCGGCGACATGCGCGGCATGGGCCACTGTCGAACAGAACACGACCGTGGGCCGATCAGTAGCCTTTTCCTGCCAATGGCGGATCACCTCCTCGGTGATCGGTGCGCGGTCCATGATCTCGGCCACCTCAGACATGTCAAAATCCGACACGGTCTTGCGCACCGCCCTGAGTTTGTCCTGCACACCCACATCGATGACAAAGGTGCGCGGCGGCACGAGGTGACCCGATGCGATCAGCTCGCCAAGCCGCACCTGATCGGCGACATTGTCAAAGACCGCGCGCAGACCCTTTTTGTCACCGCGGTTTGGCGTGGCCGTAACACCAAAGATCCGGGCCTCCGGATTGGCGTCGCGCACATGGTCGATGATGCGGCGATAGCTGTCCGCGACGGCGTGATGGGCCTCATCGATCACCAGCAGGTCCAGCTTCGGCATTCCAGCCAGATTGCGCTCGCGCGTGAGCGTCGGCACCATGGCGAACGTCACCTGGCCGCCCCAGGATTTGCTGGTGGCATCCACCACCGAGGTGGTGATGACGGGATTGACCCGGCCGAACTTGTCGCGGTTCTGCGCGGTCAACTCGTCTCGATGCGCGAGCACGCAGGCTTTGGCGGCGCTGTCGCCGATCACCTCGCCAGTGACCGCCGACAGCATGATCGTCTTGCCCGCTCCCGTCGGCGCGATGCCGAGCGTGTTGTCGCGGGTGCCGAGCGCAGACAGGCTGCGCTCGACAAAGAGTTTCTGGCGGGGACGCAATCGCATGGCTCTGGCCCCTCACTCAGCCCAGCTCGGACGGCCCGAGAAGCCTGGTCCGGCAGGCGCTTGCTGCGCGGGCGTCTGCTGCGATTGTGGCTGTGACGCCGGGGCCGGATGGCCTTGCGCAGCCGCAGATGTGGCCGGTGCCTGATACCCATTTGCAGGTGCAGAGGGAGCAACCGGTGCCTGATACTGTGCCCCGGATGCGGGGGGCTGCATCTGCGGTGCCATGCCAGGTACCGCGGCATTGCCCATCACCTGCGGATAGTCGCGGTGATCGGGCATGACCGCGCTCTTGATCTCGTTCTTGTCCTCGCCGTTGGTGTCCTGTCCCACGTCGATCCGGACGATAAATTCCAGACCATCAAGTTCAGCAAACCCGTTGATGCGGCGCCGGGCCTGCGCCTCGGGAGAGTTGTCCTTGTCCGAGATGCCACGCGACGAATTGAGAATGCCCCGCA